CATACCAAGCAAGCGCGTCGTAGTCGTCGTCGTGCGTGTTGGCCTTCGCCATTTCGACCGCAGCCGGGTGATCGGCTTTGAGCTTCTTGTATGTTTGTGCGAACGCCAGCGCCATGCCTTGGGTGTAGCCCTTGGGTGCGCTGCCGCGATCATTCCAATCGTAATCGACAATCCAACTGCTATTCGCAATGTTCATGATGTCGGCTACCTGCTTCGCCGTAAGCGCACCCGGTGGTGGTGCAGGCGGCGGCAATGGCGGCTTGTTGTCGTAAAGCGCCTGCCATGTTTCATCGCCGACGATGCCATCAACTTCCAGCCCGCGCGTCGTCTGATAGCGCCTCACCGCCTCTTCGGTAATGTTGCCGAAATCACCGTCGATATCCCCGGTGAAGCGCGGCAGCATGCGCTGCAAATCGACGACATCCGGACCCTCATCGCCGTTCTCAAGCATCGGCCGATCCTCGACCGGAATTTCCGGCGGCACGCCAGCAGCGGTCGGCCACACATAGGCGATGACGGTGTCAGGATCGTAGCTCGACAAGCAAACGCAGTCGCTTTGGTTCCCGCCGCGACAATTGATGTAATCGCCGTCCCATCCTTCGAACAGCGTGATATGACCGCCGCCGCTTCGCGTCATCACTACAAAGCAGCCAAGCACCGGGCGACCGATGATTTGCGATCCGCCAACCATCCACGGCTTGAACGACTGCGCCCACAAGAACCGATCAGTATCGGTCGGACCAAACGGCGGACGGATACCGCAAACCGCACAGCAGAACGCCGCAGTGAGCCCACACCAAGCAGTTTCATCGTGCTGATATTGAGCGCAGTAGTCCGCCATGTCCGGAAACTTGCGGGCGATATAATCGGCCATCGCGAGAATTTTCGGATTGTCCGGGTCGCCGGGCTCTTCGGTCAATCCGGTGATTGCGCGCATCACAACCAGCCATTTCGGGGCGTCTGTCATCGTTTTTCCTCATCGTGCCTGCGCTGAAGTTCGGCATGCAACAGCAACTCAATGGCATCGATCATCCAGCGTTGCCGTTTTACAAAGCTGCCTTCTCCCTCTTGCAAGGAATCGATCTCGCGCTTGCGCGCGATCATTGCTTCAATTTCTGGCTTGGTCATGGAGGGCACAACGGCGGCGACCATTCCAGTGCCGCCTTGCGTGCATGGTCAAACGCTCGCGCAGCGTTGTGCAAACCAACCGAAGCCCGACCCGGTTGCCCGCGTTCGTCGCGAAGCCATACCGACATTAGACTTTTCACTTGATCCTTGAACGACTCGTCGAGTCCGGCCAACAGGATATCGCGAGCGCGTTCGCGGGTGATCTCATCAATGCAAAAGCCCGGCTGCGTCTGGCCGGGCGGACTTGGTAGTGGTTCTGCGTTAGCGTCGTCCCAGCGTCCGGTCAAATAGCCGAACGCCGCCAGCAACAACAAGATCACAATGACGATGATGGCTGTCACGATGACGCGCTGGCCGATGCTCATATCTTGAAGGTCGCGCATTTTATTGCTTGCTCTCCTTCAATTTTTGCTCTCGTTCCTCAATGCGGTCCCGCGATATCGAATAACCCTTGCGCGCATTTCGCGCGCCATTGCCAGCACGGCTCGGGGCTTCGGGATCATTCGGGTCTTTCATCCACACGCCAAACACTAATCCGATGTGATCCTTGTATGCCTTGTCGAGCGCTTCGCGGTCGAGCGCGAGAAGGTGGGTCTCATCCTTGTCTATCGGGGCTTGTTCGATAGAAGACTTGCGCTGACTCTGTGCAGCGAATGACAGTGCGAATCCTCCCAACAAATAGGTGATCAACGCGCTGCCGATGAGAGCGACCGCGAGTAGCCACACCACGTTGCGGTCGGATTTCGCCATGCTTATCCGCGATGCTCAACATGCGGTGCATCTTCCGCCTCGCCGACCGGCGTGATGGTGCCAGCCACGGCCTCGCCCGCGACGACTTCGACATCCATCGTCGTGATGAGTTCACGCACTCCATCACCGAGATCGGCGTCGGCGGTCGCGGTGATTTGCACCTGCCCGAGCTTGCCGCCCGCGCGCACGAGCGCCATGGTGCTGTCAGACGTATCGACGATCACAGTGACGATGGTGCTGTCAGAGCTTGCCCATTCTACCGCGCCGTCAACCTCGGCAGGATTGCCGCTCGCATCGACATAGGCGACCTGAACGTGAACTTGCTTATCAGCAGGAAGCGTATAGGACATATCATTTCCTCTTGCGGTTACAGTGAAAGCGCCGAAGCGCAACGTGACGAAGCATCCGGCCTTGGTAGGTTCGGTGAGAATTTCCAGCGTGCCGCCAAGCTTGAAAGCGACGGTCGTCATTTGTCTGCGCTCAATGCGGTGGGACGTTACAAGCTTTGAAAGCAGTGTCGATCAGCCGCTCAAAGCGGTTGCCGCTTTCGTAAGTTGTCCACGCCGACAAGCCCATGAACAAGACATTAAAGATCACAATCGCCAGCACGGCGGGAGTGCTCTTGAGCGCTTCGATTGCCGATTGCGCAGTCTTTCCGGCTTGCTCGGCGGGTCCGCCGGAAGTCATGGATACAATCCCTCGACCATGAACACGGCCAGATCAGAAACGCCGCCAACTGTCCAACCGGCTTTATCTTTGTCTGTCGCTATTTTCGATTTGTCGAGAATGGCGGCATAGTCGCCATAGCGCCAACGCGAAGACCAATCCAATTCCTGCGACTTGGTTTGCAGCCACGCCGATGCGGTAGAAGGCGGCGGACCGGCGATGTAGCCACACACGATGAGTCCGTTGGGAGCTTCGATGCCTTGCGGCAATGGATCAGAGGTTCGCGCGTAAGCAATGCCGTGGTCATTGTTCGTAACGTCAACCACGATATTTGTGCTCTGGCCGCCGAACGTCAGCGGAAAAAGTTGTGAGGCAACGAACGGTTTCGTCGTCGCCGGGCCGATGTAGAGACTTGAGAAAGCGCACGCCGCTGCAATGGTGACGCGGGTTTGCAAGCCCGGTCCGTATCCCGCCATACGCATCTGCGACGGGCCGATTTGGGTCGCGAATGTGTAAAGAGCCCAACCGCTAGACCAGCCAGTCATTTGGCTGATGCCGCTCGGATTGACGCGGGCGACGGGCCACCAACCATGCGGCAGGGGCAACGGCTCGATGACCGGCAGCACACCGAAGGGATACGCATCGTATTCCGACCAGTAGGTCCACGGGTCTTTCGGCGAGATATCCCGATGCGCGCGAAAGTCCATGCATTCGGAGAAAGTGTGCGCGTGCTCCGGATGTGTCACGCTATCGACGGTCTCAAGCAGACACAGCAAAACCGCCGGGCTTTGTGCGCGTTGCATTGATTTGGCACGCGCTTCGGCATTGAATTGGTCTTCGGTGAAATAGGAATCTTCCGGATATGTGGGGTTTTGCCACTTGTCCATCAGAGCGGCGAGCGCATCAGGATCGAGCGCGTCATGCTGCCCGCTGTGCACGATCATCGCTGGTTTTGCGAGATCGGGCGAGCCGATGAAATAGTGATTGACGTTCATTTGGTGGGTACCACCGGAGGATTAACCACCTTCCAGCGCTGCCGCTGTTCCGGCCCCGCCGGTTGTGATGCAAAATAGGTGTCCATTTCATCTTGCGTATGCATGCAAGGCTGCGGATCGGTCGAACCTTGATTCCACGTCTTGCCGCAGATGTTGCACATCACGCCAGTGATGACTTGGCCCGTAACCGGATCAGGCACCGGCTGCTCATTAGGCGGATAAATCAGGCTCATTGCTCACGCTCCGTTTTAGTGGGCGATGAAAGCACCGCTCGGCGTCGACGTATTGAATGGAGGCGACCAATTCGTCGCCATGCCAGCGCCGGTCGCGTCGATGAAAGCCCCTTGCGCGGCCAGCACGTCCCACGTTGAATTGCCGGTATAGGTACTGTTGTTGATCCACACCGTCGCGTTGCCATAAGAATATAGCCCATAAGTCGCGTGATTATTGACCAGCGCGTTTTGCATCAGGACGGTTGCGCATCCGGCGACGATGATCCCGGCATAATTGACCTGCAATTGCGTGCCGGGATTGCAGGCGATCAATCCGCCCTGCAAACATTGAACCGCAGCATTGCCATTGGGCGGACCGTGACCGGCAACATAGAGCTTTCCGAACCATTGCCAGCCGCCGAGATTTTGCAAGCCGCAAACGCTGTTGCTGACAAGATTCGTATAAGCAACGTTCGAATATGCGATAAAGCCACAGCCATTGTTGAAGATGCCGCAGCTTCCGCAATACGAAACCGTAACTGATAGGCTCGAAGAGCATCGCACGAAGGCAGAATCAATGAAAATGCCATTTGCCCCGAAGCCCCAAATCGCGACTCCATCCAGCCAGCAATCGGCGAGAGCATAGACGCCGTTGCCTTGATTGAATGGCGGCGTGGCAGCGGCAACTGTCTGACTTCCGGTGACCAAGAGATAGCGCAAAGTAATGCCGTGCTGGAAGATCAAGAAACCGTTGATGCCTCCGGTAAACGAAAGCTCGGTCGCGTACACGCTGCGCAGATAGATGATGTGATTGTTGCCGTCTGATGCTTGGTGGTAGCCGCCAATCGAAAAATTGTTTGGCTGCGGTGAGCCTCCCAGCAACGCGCCGCCCTGAATTGCAACGCGGTTCATGTTGGGGTGATTAACTTCCACCGTCGTGGAATAGGTCCACTTCCCGACCGCGCACATGAATGTCACGTAGCCGGTGCTCGTGATGATGTATTGCCCGAGCCAATGCATTGCCGCATTGAGATCGGTGAAATCCGCATTCACGCCGTGCACAGTTTTTACAATCTGGCTCGTGATGTACTTCTGCGCAAACAGCGCCATCAACGCTTGCCATAGCTGCGTGAGATCGCCATGCGTCGGCACAATGCCCGCGCGCTGAATGACTTCGATGATCTCGATCTGCGATTCATCGAAAGCAGGCGCGGGAGGGATCGAGCCCTCAGCGCCGGTCACCGGATTGGCATTCACGAAGCGCGAATAGTTGCGCGTGCCCGGCGGCATCACGATAGGAACGGGCGGCGTACCATAGGGCGGTGAATAATCCATCGTCGTCCTCTTCTATTTGCGGCGTTGGCGCGCAGCGGACACAGTCAGCGACGGTGTTGGTAGATCGAGCGAGCTAATCGAGAATTCGCTTGCCGCAATTCCCGGTGGAGGGCCGGGAAAAACCGGCGGCGTGTAGATCGGCAGTGACGGCGGACTCAATGGCGGCAGCACAATTGTGAATGGCCGATCTGGCCACGCGTCCTCATATCGACTCGATGGAAAGGTCGGCCATCCTTGACCATCGATAGGTTTGGGCGGCTGCAAATCGCTCACGGCAGCACCGGAGGCGTATAAGCTGGGGGCGTATAGATCGGATCGGGCGTCGTGTAGGGCATCGGCGGCGCTGTCCCTTCATAAGCTTCGTGCGTGCCCGCGTAGGGATCGCCGTACGGCTGCACGCCGGAATAATCGAACAGCACAACGGTGTGCGCAGGTGCCCAACGGCGAATGACGCATTCGAGGTCTTCGGCGTGCGCGATCCGCAACATCGGATCGATGCCAGCCTGTCCTTTGCTGGCACGGAACCAAGTCAAACGCACGCGCCCGACCCGTACCGTCCATGCAAAGCGGATTGTCGGTGGGCCGATCTGCGCCTGCCATAAGCCAAGCGTGCCATCGGCATTCAGTGTGCGGGTATCGCCGCAGCGATCTAGGCCGCACATGAACGGGCGATATTCGCGGATGCTGATCGTGTATCCAAGTTGCGCAGCGACACTGATGAAAAACTCTCGACTCTGCGCGCCGAGAATCGTCATCCGCTGTACAAGATGCGTTTGCCGCTCGCCGATAGACCATTGGTGCGGATACCAGCATGGATCGGGCAGGCCCCATGCGCGCTCCCACGAGTCCAGCATCTCGACGGTCTGACGCGGATCGCTTTCGCGCTCTAAGAGATCGGCGGCGCGCCCATCGACCCATCCCATGACGCCCGCGAGCCCGCGCACCACCATTTGCAGCACGCTATCGGGCCAGCGCGGCCACGCGATGCCTTGCGGCAATAGCGCCGAGAGCGCCCACCAATACTCATCTTGCCCGCGCCGGATGTGGCGATCATGCGGCGGCGGCGCACCCGGCGTCAGATTGGGCGACGGCAATTGCGTCGGCGATTGCGGAGGCGACGGCACAACCGGACTAAATGGCGTAACGCTCGGGCTGGTCATGGCACCGGATAGCTGATCGTGCCTAACACCGCGAGAGCGCCATTGTGCGGCATCGGATGATCTTCCATGTCGAGATCAAAATCTTGCGTGACGCGATTGATTGCTTCTGCGACCCACGCCGCCATGATTGTGGTGCCGGGCAAAAGCTGCCCGTTGATCGTGTGCGCGCACATCGCCCGCTCGGTTAGCATCGCCGCCACGGATTGCGCGACCTGCGCACGCAAGTTCATCGAATCGTTGGCGAGCGTAAGATGAAAATCGATGGGCTCGGGAACCGGCGAGGTTACATAGAAATCGCGCACTGCGACCGGCCGCTTTTGATCCAAATAGCCGTAGACCACGTTGATGTCATCCATAGTCGGGAAGCCGCCGGTATCGGCACGCAGCGCGTCGACCATGAAACGCACGGTGACCGTTCCCATGCCAAGCTCGCGAGCGGCGAAACAACAGCGAGTAACGGATGGAATCGACATCGCCCATTGCCAATAATCATCAGCGTCGCCGCCCATCGGTGGCTGGCGAATCCGGGCGAGCACGCGGGCGCGAAGTTGTTCGTCGGTTTCGGTTTCTAAGCCGCCGCGCAAATCGATGACGACAACGTCACCAGCAACGCCGAACTGCGACGTGGTCGGTGCGAGCAATGTGCCCGCCAACTGGTTGCCGCTCGTACCGGGATTGAGCGCCTTGACCGCGACTTCGGCGGGTTGAAAAGGCAAATCCGGCAAGGTCAGGAATTCCAGGGTTTCGTAAGTGTCGCCGCTCGGTGCGGTCAGGCCAAAACCTTCGGGAATGAGCACGCCCGGCGTTCCGGAGAATCCCACTGTGCCACTCGCTGGCATCGGCGATTTGCGCCCGAGACTCCCGTCTGCATTTACAAGCCAGATCGTACCATGCCGGTCCAGCCAAATTGTTTCGGCGGTATCGGGCATCAATTGCAGCGCGAGCCAATCGAGAAATTTGAGCAACAACCGCGCGAGGCCCGCTTGCGCATCCGCCATGACGCGCAGCACCGTGTTGCCGACAACTGCCGCACCCGCCAACGACGTGGTGATGTCGTTGCGCACCATCTCGCGGACTTGCCGCAATGAAGGAGTCTGCCACGGCATTAGGGCCGCCATCCGTAAGGCGACAACATCGGCTCTTCGGTCATCGCCGCCCACAGGTCTTGGAAGACAAGCTCGATCTCAGGCAATGGCCCGCGCCAGAACACCATGCGGACATCGACGCGCTCGCGGCCGATGCGCTCGGCTTGCACATCGACGGCGCTGCACATTTTCATGCTAACGAGCGGTTGCACCGCGTTGCGCGAATAGGTTTCTGCGCGCACGACCGTGTCACCCTCCCACGACCATGCATCGGATATTTTTGCCCGTTCCAGCAGCCAGTTTTTTGTCCCGATAGGCCAGCCACGCCAAATCGAGGCTGCGTCCATGTCGCCCCACCATCCGCGCCGGTCATCGCTATCGGGATCGGGACGAATTTCGCTCACATCCGCCAAGGCGTCGGTCATCAGCGCGACCTTGACGTAGTTCGCCAACTCTTGCCGCTCATCGAGCACGCCGGTCGGCATCAATAGCCAATCGGCGACGGTCTCGCGCAACGATGCGCTCGATACGATGCGAACGTCTGTCATTGATTTTCCTCAGAAGCTTAATCCGACCGGCGGCTGCGAAAGCACGCGCAGATGGCGCGGACAGAAGCACGGATTTATCACCCCGTTCTGCATTTCGATCTCATCCGAGCGCGACGGATCGGCGTAGATGCGCTGCGCCAGATAGAGCGAAGGCATGGGCGCGCCCGTGCTGTAGGTCATGAAGCGCGGTAGCTGTAGCTCTTTGGTCGCAAGATGATTGATCATCTGTCCGCTTAGTGCGTTGAGGCTCTGATAGTAGGAGATATCCAACTCTTCGAGGCCGAGCGCGCGCGCTGCCTCGAATGCGTCGCGCATGTGCAGGATCATGTTCTGCACTTCGGTTTGCGTCGGGAACGCGATGCGCGCGACGATCCTGCATTCTTCCGCAAGCGTCATGACCAATGCGTTTTGCATGACGACTTGCGTAAAGCTCGATGTGCTGGCCGATTGCGACATCAGATATTGCCGCGCCGCTTCGATCCCGGCGTATTGCGCGCCTGCGGCATCGGCAGCGAGAAAGATGGCCTGCAAATCGGTGCCCAGCGTAGTGCCGCGAATAGCCTCTTCGGCATGGTCGCGCAACGTCGTCACGAGTCTGCGGCAAATATCACGTGACGGCGTTTGCCCCGGCGGCAGGCTCATCAATATGTAATTGAGGAACGTGCGCAGCATCTTTGCCGCTTCGTCGGCCTGCGAGAAGTAGCTGCGCGGCCAGGGCGCAACAATCTCTTGCACGGTCAAACGCGGGAAGCCGAAGCGCGGCCGATCAATCGTATAATCATTCGCCTTCAGTGGCGTATTGATCTCAATCGTAATGGCCGGGACAAAATCTAATGCGCCGGTCGAGAAATCGGCAGGCTTTGCAAATTGATAATTCTTGAGTAGAGGCGGCACGCCGAAGGCTGGCGCGGATACGATCAT